GATGCAGGACCTCCCTCATTCATTCACCCAGTTAGTATATCCGCCGCGCCGGGGCGAATGTTGAAGAATCTGAAAAGTTCCTGTGTCCAGTCTGTGTCTTTTATGTGCCTGACACTGCCGCGAAAAAAGCCGGCAGCATTTCTTTGCTGCCGGCGAATCTTGATAAGGATTTGATTGTGAACTTCACCACAGTGCCATTTCATGCGCAAAAATGGCTACTGTAAAGGCCGCTGCCGCTATCCATGATAAAACACACTGCATAACACTAAGCAAGTGCTTAGAATCAGTAACCAGCAATATAAAATACCAGATAACAACGATCTCACCAAACCATGAATAATCAAGGCAAATGCTCATGATTATAAACTCACCCAAGATTACGACCCACGCCGCCATCTGCACCGCCAAAAGCACGCGTTTGCTGCGCCGCCGGAAAGCATACTTCACATCCGCTATGGTTTGTCTGGCGTCGCTCGCGATCCAATGCAGACATTTCTGAATCGTTTGCTTCATCTTGCGCTTCCCTTTCATTCGTCCGCGTCGTACTTATAAATTCTCAGGATGGACGTCTCCTCACTTATTTACCGTTCTGCGCACATAAGACGGCCTCCAAGCACACCATACGGAGGACATGATTTGCCCTCATTATACACGACCGGCAGGAAAAAGAAAAGGCCGCTCTATGCAGCGCCAAAAGGCATCCCATAGAGCGGCAAAACAAATGATTTCATTTTCCCTCGGCACTCGCCGCATCCGTTTACGGCGCCGGCGTGTCCTGCGCGGCGTCTGCGGCATTTTCACCGCCGTCCTGAAGAACCCACTGGATCGTATAGGTCCTCCCCGTCGCGTCTCCGAGTGTGGTAAAATAAAAACAGACGAACCCCGAACCCTTGATTTTTCAGGGGTTCGGGGTTTTCTTGTTACTAATGTGTGTATAGTTCAGCGTTCAGCGGCCTAAAATGTTCACCGGTTTGAACCCTATGGAATCAGTTCCACGGTGGCCTTCAGTTCGTCCAAAGTCTTGTGATTATAGACCCGGTTTCCCGTGTCCTTGGACACATGACCCATGAGCAAATCAATACATTTCCGGTTGGCCCCGGCGCTATCCAATTTGGTTTCAAAGGTGTGGCGGCATTCGTGCGGGGTATGGTTCAGCTTCAGGGCCTTCATAATATCCGCCCAAAATATCCGGTATTGGGTTTGGTTGCAAATCTTCCCATTGTAGCTGATCAGCCGGGGGCCACCTTCGGCAAGCCGCCGTTCAATCAAGGGCCTGATCTTTGGATGGATGGGAACAATGCGGTTCTTACCGGCTTTCGTTTTGGTGCCGCCCTTCATTGTGCCTTCCTTCAAGTCTATATCTTCAGGTTTCAGGTTCAAAAATTCAGAGATACGCCACCCGGAATATAGCAAGATCAAAACAGTATCAACCCAAGGATCAGACTGATGTTCCCACACCGTTTTGATTTCATCGTTGGTGAACGGAAGGCGGCTGGTGGGCGGTATTGGATCAGAAGTCAGAAGTTCGGAGAAGCACCGGTTTATTATATCCATTTCAAGGGCGAACCGGTCAAGGTGGCCCCACAGGTTCTTGATGGCCGCTTGGGTGCTATACCCTTTCCCACAACCATCAATGGTTTCTTGCATTTGGTAGGATCGCAGTTGTTTATAAGGCTTGTTCACATACGCTGAACAATGCTTGAACGCTGAACAGAGGGAAGAACGGTTGGATTCCCCCAGCTTCGGGGCCTTCTTTTCTTTCCAGAGGTCAAAAAGCTGTTGAAGGGTGATCTTGGCCCGGTCAACATCCCAAGGATCACGGTTGTATTCAGCAAGCATGATGTTCCCGGCTTCACGGGTTTCAGCATAGCCGATAATGTCATAGATGGGATGGCCTTTGTCATTCCAACCTATGGTTTTCTTCACAATGTATGGGCGGCGGCGTTGGCCTGATAGCTTTGCAACCGTTCCATACCCGTTTGGATTTCGCATTATATCACCTGAACTTTCAAAATTGGGTATGGCAAAGCTAAACCCCATGTGATATAATGTTCAAAGGCGTTTGAAACATTAACTTCAAAAGGGTTTGTTTCGCCTGACCGCTTCCGGTGTGCAAGACCGGGGGCGGTCATTTTTTTTTGTATCTGTTCCGTATCTGTTCCATCAAAAAGCCTTGAACTGTGGAGGTTTTGAGGAACGGAACAGATGGTACAGATGCTATATTACTTCAAAGAATAGAGAAAAAAATATAAAAGAAAAAGAGTATATAGGGAACCGGCGTTTTATCTGTACCATCTGTTCCAAAACCTTGATTTACCTGTGTTTTTAGGCTTCAGGCGGTGGAACAGATGTGGACAGATCAAGTTTGTCAAGTTCACCTTTGACCTGTTCCAGAACTTCAGGATATTCAGAATCAGGGTTCATGGAATATTGATCTTCGTATTCTTTCAGGGTGTTCAGATACCGGTTCCAATGGGTGGCTTTGGCCTTTGCGGTTTTCAATTCATCGATCTTGGCTTTCTGATCGGAATAGGAATCTAACAAAACCCGTTCTTTCTGACTATCAGCCGCCTTGAAGAAAGAAGCTGGAAGATCAGATGTGTAAGGGATGATCCCGGCCTTGGCCGCTTGATCCACCGTCAGGGCTATTTGCATACCATATTCATAGCGGGAAAAGAATGTTTCAAGGTTCTTCGTCTTTTCAAAGATGTTCAAACAATCTTGAACAATCCGCACATGGTTTTTGGCTTCTGCTACGGTGTAGGCCCCCGGCATGGATTTAATAGCCCGTTCCGGGTTCAGATTGGAATGAACCTGAACGGCGGGTTCTGTTTTGGGTGGGGCCTTCTGTTTTGGCTTTCTTTTTCGCAGAAGCAGGAACAGGAAGAACCCCATAATGATATCCATTATGATGAACACGGGGCGGAGTTCTGGCGCTTCCGTAAAAAACATGATTGTGTAGACGATAAACCCGAAACTGAAAAAGAAGATTCCAAAGCCTTTCAAGAACTTCTTCACCGAATCACCTTCTATCTAATATCGCTTTGGAAGGCTACGGCTTTTCCAAGAATTCTGATATGGTTCAGTTCTTCACCGGTATAAATCAAATCTTCATATTTAGAGTTTTCGGCTTTCAGAATCAGCAAGTTCTTTTCAGGATAATAGTTCACCCGCTTCAAAGTAGCTTCATCATCAATGATAACGGCGGCAATTTCACCATCATCAACCATATCCTGTTGCTGGATGAACACAATATCACCATCATAGATTCTGGCCCCAATCATGGAATCACCCCTTGCCCGTAAGCAAAAGTCAGCCTGAATACCGGCCCCAGCTTCCACATATAGTTCCTTTTCTTCATTGGCAACAATGGGTTTGCCACAAGCAATATCCCCCAACAGCGGGAAACGCTTGGTTTCAATGGGAAAAAGATTATCAAAGAACTTCAGTTTTTCAGCGTCAAGTTTCTGATTTGGTTCATTCCATCCCATGATATAGGCCGGTGTAGTATCTAATGCGTCAGCAATAGCCTTGATTTTAGATTGAGTAAGGTTACGCTGATCAAGTTCAATCTTATTTATTGAAGAACGGGATTTGTATCCTAATCTTTTACCAAGTTCATCTTGGGATAAACCAAGTTCTTCCCGGCGATTGCGAATTCTGCTTCCTATTGTGGACAAGTGAATGACCCCCTTTCTGTTACTAATTATACGGCGCTGTTGGCGGCTTGTCAACATATTTTTAGCTTTTTCAAAAAAGATGTTGACATTCTTCCTACATCGTGGTAGTATGTGAGTGTAGACAAGATGCCTACCGATTTTGAAGAAAGGGGTGATTGCCGTATGACCAACACAGAGCTGTTGCGTGAGAAGATCGACCAGTCCGGTTATAAACTTCGGTTTATTGCCAAGAAGATTGGAATTACCTATCAGGGCCTTTTGAATAAGATCAATAACCGTAGTGAATTTCGGGCCAATGAGATTCAGGCTTTGTATGATCTTCTTGGCCTGACGGAAGAAGAACGAGTGGCGATTTTTTTTGCCTGTTAAGTAGGCAAAAAGTCTACAAATGGAGTAAGAACTATGAATGAAGTCAGTTTGAAACCGGTCATTGATGAACTTGAAACCTTGTTTTCAAAGTTCAACAAAGCCTTCTTTGAAGGGAAGCTGGAAAAGCCTGTGATCACCGTTTCCCCGGATCATACCCGTGGGGCCTATGGATGGTGTACCGCTTGGAAGGCGTGGCAAGACGGAAACAAGGAAGGCGGCTATTACGAAATCAACCTATGCGCCGAATACCTGAACCGCCCCTTTGAAGAAACCTGTGGAACCTTACTTCACGAAATGGTTCACCTTCAGAACCTTCAGGACAATGTTCAGGACACTTCCCGTTCTGGTTCCTACCACAACCGGAAGTTCAAGGAAACCGCTGAAGCCCACGGGCTGACCGTGGAGAAAGGCGAAAAGTACGGATGGCACAAAACCACCCTGAACCCGCAAGCTGAAGCCTTTGTGAAATCCCTTGGCAAGTCCGGGTTCTGTCTGGTTCGGCCCCGTACCAATCCGCTGAAGGGTTCCCGGAAGGGGGGGGATCAAGTTCCCGTAAGTATGTTTGCCCCTGTTGCGGAACCATCATCCGGGCCACCAAGGAAGTTCATGTTCTCTGTGGGGAATGTGAAGTGGCCTTTGAAGAACAGGAGTGATAACCAATGAAGTTGATTGACACCAAGGATTGGAAGGCCGTTCACTTCAAGGATCGAACCATTTTGAGAAGTGACCGCAATCTTTACCCGGAAGCTGATTGGTGGGCTTTGGTTTCCACCGTGGATGTGGAACCGATGAAGGAACCCGGTCATTTCAAGGTGGTAAGCCAATGATGATCACCCGCCAAGTTCGCTGTAAGAAGTGTGGGGAAATGTTTCCCCTGACCTATCCCGAAAAGCTGTCCGACATTGGCCGGGATGTTATTTCTTACTGTCCGCCGTGTTTACACACGGAAATCTTGAAAAATGAAAGGAGTACGCACAATGACCACCTTTGCAGAGCGTTTGAAGAACGCTATGGAACAGGCCAACATGAGCCAATCCGCCCTGTCTGAACAGGCCGGGGCTTCCAAGGCCGCTATCAGCCAATACCTTTCCGGGAAGAACACCCCCGGCCCTGACCGTATCAAGGCCCTTGCCGATGCCACCGGCGTTTCCTTTGATTACCTGATGGGTTATGGAGCCGCCCCGGTTGCTGAACCGCCCATCAAGAAGATCAGCGTGAAGGAAGCCGCCCGGTGCATGGGAAAATCTGATCAGTTCGTCAGAATCGGCCTTCAGCGTGGCCTTCTTCCCTTCGGGAACGCTGTTCCCGGAACCGGCGCTTGCTGGAATTACTACATCAACCCCACCAAGTTCCGTGATTATGTGGGCGCTGATCAGTTCAATTCCTTCTTCGGCCTTACGGCCTGAAAGGGGAACACCGATGGATAACACCCGTGATGAACTGTTGGATTTGATCAGGAACGCCACCAACATTGATATGATTTGCTTCTTCGCCATTATCTATGTGGTTGCGCCCGATTCCCCCCCCTATACGCCTATCGCCACCCGTGGCGAACTGAAGAAGGCAATTAAGCAGTTGCGGAGCGCCCAGCATAGCCCGGATTGCCCCGCTGAAATGTCTGAAGGCTTTGAAACGGCGATTCAGTACATCCGCCGTGAATGGCTTCACCGATGAAAGGATGGTTTATATGCTTCAGATCGGAATGATCGTTAAAATCTTGCCCGATGCGGAATACAGCGGCAAGTTCACCGGCTACATCGGCAAGGTGAAGAATTACTTTTCGCAGAACAAGAAGGTTGGTGTGGAACTTTTTCAGCAGACGAATGACGCAAGTTCCAAGGGCCTGTTTTGGTTCTCTGAATCCAAGGTTGTTGCGGCGGGTAGTCTGCCTGATGCCATGATGGAATATATCAAGGCCGATCTTAACGCCGCCTTTGGCGTTGCAAATCACACCCGCCGTTCCCGTCAGACCGGCCTTCCGCAGATCAAGAAGGTCATTTACAGCGGCCCCAAGACAATCATTCTGTGGGCCGACAACACCAAAACCATTGTTTCTTGTGGGGAAGCAGATTCCTATGACTACTATTCCGGTTTCTGTGCCGCCGTGGTCAAGAAGCTGTTCGGTTCCACCACCCACGCCAAAAAGGTTTTGGGTGATGCCATTCAGATCAATGATTAACCTGTTCCAGCACCAACAACAGGCCCTTGATGAAACCGAGGGGAAAAACCGGGTGGCCTATTACCTTGATATGGGCCTTGGGAAAACCTTTGTTGGTTCCGAAAAAATGATGAAGCTGGACAAGCGGATCAATCTGGTGGTGTGCCAATGTTCAAAGGTTCAAGACTGGATTGAACATTTTCAAGACCACTACACCCGGAATTGTGTATTCGACCTGACCAACCCCAAAACCTTCAAATGGTTCTTTGAACAGGTTCAGCATGAAGTTCCAACCCTGATGATTGGCGTGATCAACTACGAACTGACCTTCAGGCGGAATGTGCTGAAAACCCTGACCGGCTTCACGCTGATGTTGGATGAAAGTTCCCTGATCCAGAACGAGAACGCCAAACGGTCAAAGTTCATTCTTGGGCTGAAACCGGATAATGTGATCCTTCTGTCAGGCACCCCCACGGGCGGCAAGTATGAAAACCTGTGGAGCCAATGCCAACTGTTGGGGTGGAAGATTTCAAAAGAACTGTTCTGGAAGCAGTACATTCAAACGGAATGGGTTGAAACCGATGGATTTTGGCGGCAACAGATTACCGGCTATAAGAATGTTGACCGGCTGAAGATGAAGCTGGCCGAACATGGGGCCGTTTTCATGACTACCGAACAGGCCGGGATCAGCCTTCCAAAACGGAACTGGATCAAAGTCAAAACCCGCCCTTCACCCCTTTATTGGAAGTTCTGGAATGATCGCTATGTTGCGATTGACAGCGCCAACCTTGGTGAATTTGAACTGGATGCTGATTTCCACGGTTCCAATGCCCATTGTGAACGGGAACTGATTGGCGATACCAGCTTGACCCGCCGCCTTTACGCCCGTCAGCTTTGCGGCCTATATAACCCGGCCCGTTATGAAGCCTTCCGGGATTTGGTGAACAGCACGGAAGATCGCTTGATTGTGTTCTATAACTTCACGGAAGAAATGGAACGCCTGAAGGGGATTACCAAGGGCCTGAACCGGCCTGTGTCGGTTCTTTCCGGTGAAGAAAAGAACTTGGATGCTTACCGCTACCAGCACAACAGCATTACCTTCATTCAGTATCAGGCCGGTGCAATGGGCGGCAATTTCCAGCTTGCCAACAAAATCATTTACTTCAGCCTTCCCCAAGGTTCGGAATTGTGGGAGCAATCCCAAAAGCGTATTCACCGCCTTGGGCAAGAACGGCCCTGTTTCTATTACCTGATGATCTGTCCGGGAACGGTTGAAGAAGATATTCTTGGAGCCTTAAAACAGCGCAGAGATTACACGGATGAATTGTTCCGCAAGTATGAAGAAGGTGAAAGACGATGATTGATTTAACCGGAAAACGTTTTGGAAATCTGTTGGTTCTTTCCAGAGCAGAAAGCCCCAACAAACAAGCGGCTTGGCTTTGCCGTTGCGATTGCAGCAATGAAACCGTGGTTCTTGGTTGGAACTTACGATCAGGCCACACGATTTCTTGTGGATGCGTTCACAAATCGCCTTGAAGAACGGCTTGCGTTCTACCCACGGAATGATTCATTCCCGCCTATATGGGATTTGGGAGGATATGAAAAGCCGCTGTTTCAACCCCAATACTCCGCAATTCAAGTATTACGGTTCCCGTGGAATTACCGTCTGCCCGGAATGGAAGAACGATTTCCAAGCCTTCCACGATTGGGCTATGTCACATGGGTATTCCGATGAACTGACCATTGATCGGATAGACAATGACAAAGGCTATTCCCCTGATAACTGCCGATGGGCAACCGCTGAAGAACAAAACCGAAATAGAAGGTGTGTCAAATGAACTATTCAGAAAGTATGAGCAAGCGGCAACAGCGCCGCAAAGCCCTTAACCAGCGGTTCAGGCGGATGTTCCTTGTGGCCCTTCTGATGGGCCTTGCCATGGGGTTTATATTTGGGCGCTGTTCTGCTGTCAACGGCAAGGCCCCGGATGCCCCTATTGAACCGGATCAGCTTACCGCCGTGACCCCGGATGTGACCTTGGAGCCGGTGGAAACTCCGCTGGTGAAAGAACCCGCCGAACCTGAACCGGTGCTGTTGGGCAGTTTCAGAATTACCGCCTATTGTTCCTGTGAAAAGTGTTGCGGTGAATGGGCCAAGAACCGGCCCAACGGCATTGTGTATGGTGCCGCTGGTGTGGAACTGAAAGCCGGTGTTTCCTGTGCTTCCCCGCTTCCCTTGGGAACCGTGGTGGAAGTGGAAGGCTTGGGTGAATACATCGTTCAGGATCGCCCCGCCCAATGGGTGATTGACAAATACGGTGAAAACCAGATCGACATTTATTTTGACAGCCATGAAGCTGCTTCCGCCTTCGGCCTGAAGCAGTTGAATGTTTATCTGAAAGGAGAACCCAAAAAATGATCAAATGTGAAAATGCTTGCCCCCGTGGAAAATTTGATGGGTGTTGCCACAAATGCCCGGATTTCCACACTTGTCCTGATTCCTGTCAGGAAAACCCGAACGCCTGTGGTTCGGCCACCTTCGATGAAGAAACGGCCCTTCAGGAGTTCAAGAACACCCAGCTTGCCACCCTGAACGCCATTGCTTCCCTGACCGCCCACAAGAAGGCTATTGAGGATCAGGAAAAGGAAATGAAGGCCAAGCTGTATGAAGCAATGGTGAAGTTCGGCGTGGATAAGTTTGAATCCGATGTTCTGAACCTTACCCTTGTGAAGCCCACCAATGCCACCAGCATTGATTCTGCCAAGCTGAAGAAGAAATACCCGGACATTGCTTCCGAGTGTTCCAAGACCACCGCCAAGGCCGGTTATGTGAAGATCACCCTGAAGGGCGGTGGGCAGTAATGGAAGGTTTGACCCCGAAAGAAGCTGACGCTTGGGCAAGTGAAATGACCCGTATTGTTGGTGGCACCATTCATGAACTGATTGCGGCGGCTGATAAACACAATATTGACCGTGATTCCGCTGTTCAGTATTATTCCGACCTGTTTTCGGCTATGGCAAGTGTGGCAACCTTTGAACACTATGAAATGGGTGGTGGAGCCGATGGCAAGGGATGAAGTATGGGATGCCCTGAAGGATCACGCCAAACAGGTTCATCAAGAACGGGTTGCAAAGAACCCCGACCGGATCGCCTATGCCATTCAGCAGTTTGAAGCCCACAGCATTGAATACCAACTGAAAAATGAGCAAACAGGCCACTTCCATTGTTGGCGGAAGTCTGATGATAAACTGTTTCAATTCTACGCTGGAACGGGGAAGATTCAGGGTTTCACCCAAGTCAGAGGTATTCACAGCCTGATTCAGATGTTGGAGGGGTGAGCCGATGGCCGGTGAAAAGAACTTTGAAAACCGCCTGAAGAAGTGGCTGGAATCTGAAGGGATATACCCCTTGGGTGAACCTGTTGATCGCATGAGCGCCCCGCCCTGTGGCTTCTATGAAAAGCGTTGGGGTGGAAGCCGGTATGTGAAAAGCGGCCTTCCCGATATGCGGATCACCGTGAAGGGCATTGCCCTTGAAGTGGAGCTGAAGGCCACCGATGGAACCCCATCTGTGCTTCAGAAGCGTAATTTGGCCCAAATCAACGGTTCACAGGGGTTCGGGTTCATCCTTTACCCGGAAGGCTTTGAAGCCTTCAAGACTATTGTGAAAGGGGTGAAACAATGCGAGTTTCCCACAGCCGGGTTGAAGTCTTTGATAGATGCCCATACAAATACCGCTTGCGATATGTGGAAGGGATAGACACAATCCCGAACACGGATGCAGACAACGCCCTGATCCTTGGCACCGCCCTTCACACCGGCATTGAAGAAGGGGTTGAACAAGCCCTTGATTTCTACAAGAACAGCTTCCCGGTTCTGACGGATGATCACATTCATGAAATGATGAAGCTGGAAGCCATGATCCCCAAGGCAAAGGCCATGTTGCCGCCCGGTGGTTCCTTTGAATTGCCCATTGGGAACGGTGATTTCATCGGCTTCATGGATTATCTGGTTCCCGTGGATGAAGATTTATCGGGCAAAACGGAAATCTGTGATGGTTGCCCTAAAGGTGACTGTGATTCAGCTTATACCGGTTCTTACCCCTGTGGTAAGTTCACCACCCGTTCCAAAGACACCTTTGATCTATACGATTTCAAGTATTCCAACAACGCCAAGAACTACGCCGTTTCAGGTCAGCTTCACGAATACAAGTATTGGTATGAACTGACCCATCCCGGCCACCGGATCAGGAATATGTATTTCCTGATTGTTCCCAAGGCAAAGATCAGGCAGAAAAGCACCGAAACCCTTTCCCAATTCCGTGACCGCTTGCAAGCGGCCTTGAAAGATGCTGAACCAACGCTGATGCCGGTTCAGTACAACCCCATGAAGATTGTGGACTTCCTGACCGATGTGAAGCACATGGTTGAAGCCACAGACTTTCCCAAGAACCCAAACCATTTTTGTGGATGGTGTGAGTATGAAGAATATTGTCAGAAAGGATGGGATTATATGTTACTTCCCAAGAATGAACGCCGTGATCTGAACGCCACCAAGAAGAAGGTTGTGTGGCTTTACGGCGCACCCTTCAGCGGCAAAACCTTCTTTGCCAATCAGTTCCCCGATCCCCTGATGTTAAACACGGATGGCAACATCAAGTTTGTGGATGCCCCCTATATCGCCATTCGTGACACCGTTACGGTGGAAGGCCGTATCACCAAGCGCAAGTTGGCCTATGAAGTGTTCATGGATGCCGTGGCCGAACTGGAAAAGAAACAGAACGATTTCCGAACCATCGTGGTTGACCTTCTGGAAGATGTTTATGAATCGTGCCGGGTTTACATCTGTGACCGTCAGGGCTGGAAGCATGAATCTGATGATTCCTTCCGTGCGTGGGATATGGTCAGAAGCGAGTTCCTGAACACCCTGAAGCGGCTTGTGAATCTGGACTATGAAAACATCATCCTGATCAGCCATGAGGACAGAAGCCGTGACCTGACCCGCAAGGGCGGCGATAAGATCAGTTCTATCAAGCCGAACCTTCAGGATAAGGTGGCAAATAAGGTGGCCGGTATGGTTGATCTGGTGGCCCGTATCGTGGCGGACGATGATGAACGGGTGCTGTCTTTCAAGACTTCTGAAGTGATCTTCGGCGGTGGCCGTTTGACTGTCCGTGATAAGGAAATCCCGCTGACCTATGACGCTTTCTGTGAAGTCTACGAGGAAGCCAACCAGAAGGCCGCAGGAGCCGTGAAGCGTGGCGGCAATGCCCCGGCTACCTCAGCACCTGAAACCACCGACACGCCCACCACAGCGCCCAGCAGAAGGGGCAGAAAGGCCAAGACTGTAACCCCGCCCCCGGCTGGTAACTATGATCCGGCTGAAGATGCGGCAAAGGCGGCTTGTGGTGATCCTGATGGAACTTGGACACCGGGCGGCGGTGAAAAGGATGATTCTGTTCCTGTTGATGAACCGGCCACCGGTGACACCCCGCCTTGGAACGATCTTCCCAAATGCCCGGACGGTGAACGCATTTTCAGACAGCACGATCAGAACCCGGAAATCCCCCTTTGTCCGTCCATTGACGCTGGCCACCGTTGCCACAAGGAAGGCGGCCCCGATGGTTGCCCCCTGTGGGATCGCCCCAAGGCACAGGCAGAGGAACCCGCACCCAAGACGGATGCTAACCCGCCCCGCCGTACCCGGAAGAAGCGTGAAGAATAATGGCTGATGTGCTGATGATTGCCGGGAAGCCTGAAACCATTTTCAAGGCCCGTGATTTTGAATATCTGGTTGAAAAGCACATGGGCTATGAAGCGGCCAAGTATTTCCGGGAATACGCTGAAAAGGCTGATGAAGAAGTCAGATCGGCCAAGGCCGGTGAGAACACAGACCTTGCTTCCTATGAAGCTGACCTTGAAAGCAATCACAGAGCCTTTCAGGACATTCAGACGGAAGCCGCAGTTATCACGGGTGTTCTTCAAGAAAAACGGATAAACCGTGAGAAGATCGCCCATGCAGTCAGGGAAATTGGAAAAATCCTTTCCAACCAAATATAAAAAACAACATTTTTGGAGGTAAAAAACTATGGCTATTGATTTTGACAAGATTGATCGTTCTGTTGATCTGAAGGGCCTTCAGGCTGATGTGGAGGATGCCAAGAAGAACGGCGGCGGTGATTTCCCCACCATTCCCGCTGGCAAGTATGAAGTGAAGCTGGAAAGCATGGAGATCAAAGGCACCAAGGCTGATCCTAACCGCCCCATGCTGGCCGTGTCCTTCAAAATCCTGTCCGGTGAGTTCAAGAACCAGCGCCTTTTCATGAACCGTGTCCTTTACGGCACAAAGAATGACAAGAACATGATCGCTTCCGCTATGGGCTTCCTTGAAAAGCTGGATTCCGGTGTTCCTGTCAGCTTCACCAGCTACAAGCAGTTTGCCCAGCTTGTTCTTGATGTGGCGGAAGCTATTGATGGAACTTTGGAATATGCGGTGGACTACGATGATTCCCGCTTCAATTCCATCACCGTTGAAGAAGTTTTCGAGGTTGAAAACTGACCCAAAATTTTTTACAATGATTGTAGGCAAATAGTCTACCGCAAAGCAACTGTTGTCTACTTGAAAGTTCACTTTCAAGCCGGGGCGAAAGCCCCGGAATGGCCCCAAGTGAAAGCCTTCCTGTGGCGGGGCTGATAAGGCGGAAACGCTGACCGATTTCACAAAAGCTGAAAGGATGTGAGTTGATGATCTTCTATGATTTTGAGGTTTTCCGGTATGACTGGTTGGTTGTCCTGATCGACCTGAACGCCCGGAAAGAAACCGTGATTATCAATGATCCCGACAAGCTGAAGCGTTTCTATGAGGAACACAAGGGCGTGATTTGGGCCGGTTACAATTCCCGGAACTATGATCAGTACATCCTAAAGGCCATTCTGTGTGGGTTTGATCCAAAGCCTGTGAATGATTGGATCATTGCAGAGGACAAACCCGGTTACAGATATTCAAGCCTGTTCAGGGAATACCCGCTGATCAATTATGATGTGATGCCGAACCCGCCAATCAGCCTGAAGGCGCTGGAAGCGTTCATGGGCCATTCCATTAAAGAAACTTCTGTTCCCTTTGACATTAACCGGCCTTTGACTGAAGCAGAGTTGGCCGAAACGGTCAAATATTGCCGCCATGATGTGGAACAGACGGTGGAAGTGTGGTTGCGGCGGAAGGAAGATGAATTTGATGCCCAAATGTCACTTGTGAAGGCGTTCCACCTTCCCATTTCTGACATTGGCCGCACCAAAGCACAGCTTTCCGCCAAAATCCTTGGGGCCGTTCAAAGGGAACACAATGATGAATTTGAAATTGAGTTCCCGCCCAGCTTGCGGATCGAAAAATACACGGAAGTTTTGAATTGGTACAAGAACCCCTTGAACCGTGATTATTCCAAAACCCTTGAATTGGATGTGGCCGGGGTTCCCCATGTGTTCGCTTGGGGTGGCCTTCACGGGGCCATTCTCAAATATCACGGGGAAGGTTGGTTTGTCAATGTAGATGTGGCTTCCTATTACCCGTCTTTGATGCTGGTTTATAAGTGGCTTTCCCGTAATGTTCACGATCCTTCCAAGTATGCGGAAATCTACCACACCCGCCTGAAGCTGAAGGCGGAGAAGAACCCCATGCAACAGCCTTACAAGATTGTTCTGAACAGCACCTATGGCGCTATGAAGGATAAGCACAATGCCATGTATGACCCCCGGCAAGCCAACAATGTCTGTGTGGGCGGTCAACTTCTCTTGCTGGATTTGATTGAACGGTTGGAAGATCACTGTGACATTATCCAGAGCAACACCGATGGTATCTTGATCAAACTGCGTCACTATGACGATTATGAATTGATTGATGATATTTGTTGGGAGTGGGAAGAAAGAACTGGTATGCGGCTGGAATTCGATGAATTCAGGCGGGTGTATCAGAAGGATGTGAACAATTATCTGGTGGTTCCTGATGGGCCGTTGGTTGATGAAAAGGGAAAACCCCGGTGGAAATGCAAGGGCGCTTATGTCAAAAAGCTGTCTGATCTGGATTATGATCTTCCCATTGTCAACCGGGCCATTGTGAACTTCTTCCTTTACGATATTCCACCGGAAAAAACCATCATGGAATGTTCTGATTTGCGGGACTTCCAAAAGGTTGTGAAGGTTTCCAGCAAATACAAATACGCCATTTATTCCCCTACCATCACCCTTGAAAAGATCAGGGATGATAAGGGCCGGTCAAAAACTGTAAAGCGGTTCAGCGGGGGTGAGGTTCAGACAGATAAAACATTCCGGGTGTTTGCTTCCAAAGACCACAGCAAAGGCGGATTATTCAAGGTTTCCGGTAAGATCATCAAAGGCCGGGAAAAGAACCCTGAACAGTTTGCCAACACCCCGGATCACTGTTTCATCATCAATGACGATGTATGCGGTATGCCGATCCCGGATGAACTGGATAAAGGCTATTACATCAAAATGGCGTGGGATCGCCTGAATGACTTTGGAATTAAACAGGTTGGGGGGGGGATTTGACCAATGCAACTGTTCCGGGGCTATGTGCCGACAAAGGACAAGCAATGCCTTGAAAAATTCAAGGGGCGGAAAAGGCTGAACACCCTTGAAGATGTTCAAGACCTTGATGAATATGCGGCCATTCTTGGAGAAGAAACGATCCTGATTGATGTTGATGATGGTGAAACTTCTGATCTTCTGTTCAAGATCGTTCAGGATTTGGCCTTGAAGTGCCGGGTGTATGCCACTACAAGGGGCAAACACTTTTATTTCAAAAACCCTGAAGGGTATGTTGAAAAAAGCTGGACAAAACAAACCTTGGCCCTTGGCATTGAAACAGATGCCAAGGTGGGGCGCAATAACAGCTATGCCATTATGCGCTTCAAGGGTGTGGATCGCCCCATGCTTCAGGATTGCCCAGAAGATGAAATTCAGGAACTTCCCAAATGGTTGACCCCTGTGAAAACCAATATGAAGTTTCTGGATATGGAAGCCGGGGATGGACGGAACCAAAGCCTGTTCAATTACATTCTGACCCTTCAGAGCGAGGATTTCACAAAGGAAGAAGCCCGTGAAACCATCCGCCTGATCAACCGGTATGTTCTTTCTGATCCGCTGTCTGAACGGGAACTGGAAACCATTCTTCGGGATGATGCGTTCAAGAAGCCGGTGTTTTTCAAAGGTTCCACTTTCCTGTTTGATAAGTTTGCAACCTACCTGAAGAACAACAACCATATTGTGAAGATCAATAGTCAGCTTCACATTTACAAGGATGGGATTTATGTTCCGGGCCATGCGGAAATTGAATCCCAAATGATCAAGCACATCCCCCATCTGAAACGGGCCAACCGGTCTGAAGTGCTTGCCTATCTTGAAATTATGATTGATGGAGAAGCCAAGACCACCAACCCCAATGTGATTGCCTTCACCAATGGCCTTTACAACATCAAGGATGGTTCATTCAGGGACTTCACCCCGGATGTGGTGATCACAAATAAAATCCCGTGGCCCTACAATCCCGCCGCCTATTCGGAATTGCTGGATCACACCCTTGACCGGCTGGCCTGTAACGATCCTGAAGTTAGGGCCTTGCTGGAAGAAATGGTGGGCTATTGCCTGTACCGGCGCAATGAACTTGGAAAAGCCTTCATCCTGATTGGCGATAAGAGCAACGGCAAATCCACCTTCCTTCATGTGGTGAAGAATATGCTTGGGGATTCCAACATTGCTTCCCTTGACCTGAAGGAACTTGGGGACAGGTTCAAAACCGCTGAACTGTTCGGAAAGCTGGCGAACATCGGTGATGATATTGGTGATGAATTTATTGCCAATGCTTCTGTGTTCAAGAAGCTGGTAACCGGTGATCGGGTGAATGTGGAGCGGAAAGGCCAAGACCCGTTTGAATTCAATAACTATGCAAAATTCCTGTTCAGCGCCAACAATATTCCCCGCATGAAGGATAAAACCGGAGCCGTTCAGCGGCGTTTGGTGATCGTTCCCTTTGATGCAAAGTTTACCCCAAATGATCCCGATTTCCGCCCGTTCATCAAAGATGAACTTTGTGAACAGGATTCCATGGAATATCTGATTGTTTTGGGCCTGAAGGCTTTGAAATCTGTTTTGGGCAAGGCCCAATTCACCACTTCCAAGCGGGTTCAGGGGCAGTTGGATGAATACGAACAGAATAACAACCCCATCATTGGCTTCATTCAGGAAGTGGGCCTTGACGGGATTGTAAATGAAGCCACCAACACCGTTTACCGGCGCTATAAGGAATACTGCATTGCAAACAACTTCCAAGCCCTATCCGCTATTGAATTTTCAAGGCAGATTTGCAAGCGGTGTGGGTTCGTCACCGATGCAAAGTACATCAAGGGGAAGAAAACCCGTGTGTTCGTGGAAGGGACAGGTGGTGAAGAATGAGAAATCAGAACAGCATATTCACCACCTTGGGCGCTTCCAACCACGCCTTGGAAGAACGGGAACAGCATGATTACTACGCCACCGATCCAAGGGCCGTGGAAATGCTTCTGGAACTGGAACAGTTTTCCCAGGTCATTTGGGAACCGGCCTGTGGTGAAGGCCACATTTCCAAGGTGCTTCAGGCCCACGGTTATGAAGTCATTTCAACCGATCTGATTTACCGGGGCTTCGGTGATCCTGAACCGCTGGATTTCCTGAAGGAAACGCTGGACGATTTTGAAGGCGATATAATCACAAACCCGCCGTATTCAATGGGGCTTGAATTTGTTCAAAGGGCGCTTGAAAGCGTCCGCCCCGGTGGAAAAGTGGCTATGTTCCTGAAGGTTCAGTTCTTGGAGGGGCAAAAACGGGGTGAGTTCTTCAAGCGTACCCCCCCCCCGAAAGGTTTATATCAGCCGTTCCCGGCTGGCCTGTTATAAAAACGGCGATATGACCGGGAAACCGGAAAGCGCCATTGCCTATGCGTGGTATGTGTGGGAAAAGGGCTTCACCGGTGATCCGGTGATCAAATGGTTCAACTGAAAGAAAGGATGATTTCAATGTTACCTAAAACCAAAACGGAACGCCATTCCGATATTTGCAAGGAAATCAATGCCTTGTACGCACGAAAAAATCATGACTATGGTGACAGCTTTCACCAGACCTTCACGGAAGAAGGAATGGCAATGCCCCGGATCAGACTTGGGGATAAGCTGGCCCGGTTCAAGAGCCTGACCAAATCCGAGGTTCAGGAAGTCAAGGATGAATCTATCCGTGATACCCTGATTGACCTTGCCAATTACGCCATTATGACGGTTCTTGAACTGGACGATCTGAAAGCGGAGGAACACGCCGATGAACGCTAACCGTTATATGCGGGATTCCTTGCGAACCGCTGACCGTTCCAACATGGATCGGCTGAAGCTGGAATGTGCCTTGGGCCTTTGCGGTGAAGCCGGTGAAGTGGCCGAACAGGTGAAGAAACATTTCTTCCACGGCCATGAACTGGATAAGCGCCACATGATTGAAGAACTTGGTGATGTGGCTTGGTATTTGGCCGTTTTGTGTGATGCCATTGGTTCTGACCTTGATACGGTCATGGAAGAAAACTTGAAAAAGCTGGAACAGCGTTACCCTGAAGGGTTCGATCCTTACCGGTCACAGCACCGGAATGAATTGGGAGGTTGAAGAAAATGAAAATTATCAAGCCTGATGTGGAATTTATCACCCCGATTGATGGGGCCACTATTCTGAAGCGGCTGGAACAATGTGGCCGTGTCTGCTACAAGTCCGAGGATAAGATCACGGAAGGTTCCGCTGAAAAGTTCGTTGCCGGGATCATCAAGCGTGGGCATGAAGCGGTTCTGGAACATTGTTCCTTTACGGTGAAGTTCATTTGTGATCGTGGGGTTTCTCATGAGATCGTCCGCCACCGAATGGCTTCTTACTGTCAGGAATCCACCCGCTATTGTAATTACGGCAAGGGCAAGTTCGGTGAGGAAATCACGGTGATTGAACCTTGCTTCCTTGAACCCGGTTCCAGAGCCTATGACTATTGGCGGGATGCCTGTGAAGGAGTGGAAATTCGCTATTTTGATATGCTGGCGGAAGGATGCACACCGCAAGAAGCCCGTTCGGTTCTTCCCAACAGCCTGAAAACGGAAGTGGTCATGACGGCCAACATTCGTGAATGGCGGCATTTCCTGAAGTTGCGCTGTTCACCCGCCGCACATCCGCAGATGCGGGAAGTGGCCTTGATCCTGTTGGACAAGGTTCATTGGCTGATTCCGGTGTGCTTCGATGATATTTGGAGTGAATACCATGCCGATGTTTAAGAAGTCCGGTGGTAAAATTTTCGCTGTTCAGTTCAACAAAGCTGAAGAACGGGCCTTGGATCAGGAAATCAAGAAACAGATTGTGGAAAATGATCGGGCCTTTGACATGGACAAAGAATCATCCATCCTGTGGATGCTTCACACCCAATTTGGATTTGGCCCAAAGCGTCTGAAGCTGGCATGGAAGCTGTTCTATGCCGAAACCTTGAAGCTACGGGAATATTACCTGATGGAACAGGCCGATGATGGGTGGTTGGCCCGTAAAAAGCTAAAGGACATTGGGTGTGACATTGAAGAATGGTACAGAGAAGAAGGAGGGAAAACCGATGCCTAAACCTTGGGAAAATGCTGAAGGGTATCACGATCCGACAGCCTACCACGGCACAAAGAATATCATCCATGACGAGGATGAACAGCAGAAGCGGGTGAACACCCTGATCTTCGTCCTGAAGTACATCACCCGTTTGGCGGGGTTTGAACTTCTGAACCGCATTGAAATCAAAGACCGTAAGACTGGGAGGGAATACAAATGATCAATTACTATGACCCAAATTTTCAGGGTGTCCATGTGATCCGGGTGACTTTCATGCAATGGGATTACATAGGCCATGTTGCCTTTGAAATTGGCGGAAACTGCAAAGGCGCTGAACTGATGGATTTCACCTTTTTGGAGTGTGACAACCAAGAAGATATTGACCGTTATTCTGAAAATGATTGTCAGTTCAGCTATGATGAAGAAAATGAAATTTACACCGCCGTTCTGAAAAACGCTGACGGTAACGCCTTGGAAGTGGAAGGCAATGAAGCTGATTTCAAGGCTATGGCGGTGGGCATTGAAATTGTAGGAACAACGGTGGAACGCCGATGAAGAAAATGCTGGTGGTGCTAACCCTTGTGCTGTTGCTTATGGCCGTGGCCGAGTATTTCAGCATTGATCCTGTTTGGTTCCTGATTGTCTGGTATCTTTCGGACAATATTTCCGCCTGAACAGGTGCTTCTTCAGTAGGGGTTGGAACAGCGTGTGGAACAGATATGGAACAGATATTTTCAATACATCTGTTCCGTTCTGAACCCCCTTGATTTTCAAGATTTTTTGCCTGTTTTTGATAGCATGGAACAGATGGTACAGATGTGAATATACTTTTTTCTTATATAAGAAAAAATATATAAGATATGTGTATATAAGCAAATTGCCATTTTATCTGTACCATCTGTTCCGAACCCTTGAAAACCCTTGATTTTTCGGCATTTGTCAACGGTACAGATGTACTCTGAAACGGAACAGATTACCGCAGAAAGGATGTGTTACATAGTGAATGACAAAGACCTTTCCAAACAGGCTAAAGAATACTTTGCCCAAATCAGGAAAACGGATCGTTTGATTCATCGGCTTGATAGTACCATTGCAACCTTGCGTTCCAGCTTGACTTCTACCGGAAGCCAACTGAAACAGGACAAGGTTCAGACTTCAGGCCCCAAGAATACCCTTGAAGAAACCATCACCAAGATCATTGACCTTGAAGCCAAGATCAATGCCCGGATTGATGAACTTGTGAGCATGAAACAGGAAGCGTTCACCATGATCAACCGGATTCCTGATCTCGATCAGCAAAACATTCTGATCGGGCGCTATATCCAGTTGAAAAAGTGGGAAGATATTGCCCTTGAACTTAACTTTTCAATTCAATGGGTGTATGAACTTCACGGAAAAGGTTTGCTTGCTTTCTCCCAAGCGAACAGCGAGTTTTTCAGGAACAGAGAAAAACAGAGTGCCACCGCTTGAAAACAGAGTTTATTCTATGAGATAATCTATTTATGAAATTGCGCCTACGGGAAACCGGGGCGCTTTTCTTATACCTGACAGAAAGGGGTGAATACCTGTGACACCAAGACAGCGGAAGTTCTGTGATGAATACCTGATCAGCGGCAATGCTACGGATGCGGCAATCAAGGCGGGGTATTCGCCCAAGACCGCAAAGCAAACGGGTTCTGAAAACCTTGCAAAACCTGACTTGAAAGCGTACATCGAAACTGAACTTGAAAAACTTCATTCGGCCAAGATCGCTGACGCTGAAGAAGTCATGAAATACCTGACTTCGGTGATGCGGGGTGAACATACTGAAGAAATCCCGATCCTGTGTGGTGACGGTTGCCAAGAGTTGACGCAGAAAGAGGTTGGAGCCAAGGAAAGGCTGAAGGCCGCTGAACTGATCGGCAAGCGTTATGGTATGTTCACGGACAAGGTAGGTGTGGAAGGGGCCGTTCCGGTGATTATCACGGGGGATGATCAGCTTGAAGATTGACCCCAAGGCAAAGGTGATCCGCCTTCCTGAAGTGGTGGGCAAAGGTTACGCCACCTTCTGGAACTTCAAAGGCCGTTACCGGGTGTGCAAGGGTTCCCGTGCTTCCAAGAAATCCAAAACCACGGCCCTGAACATCATCAAGCGAATGATGGAATACCCGGAAGCCAACACCCTTGTTGTTCGTAAGGTGTTCAGAACCTTGAAAGATTCCTGTTTTACTGAACTGAAATGGGCAATCAACCGGCTTGGGGTTCAGGCATATTGGGAGATCAAGGAAAGCCCCCTTGAAATGACCTATAAGCCAACCGGCCAAAAAATCTATTTCCGGGGCCTTGATGATCCCCTGAAGGTTACTTCCATCACCGTTGAAATTGGTTATCTGTGCTGGTGCTGGATTGAGGAAGCATACGAAATCATGAATGAATCTGATTTTGATATGCTTGATGAATCCATCCGTGGTGCTATTCCACCGGAAACCGGCCTGTTCAAGCAAATCACGCTGACCTTCAACCCGTGGAATGAAAAACACTGGATCAGGAAACGGTTCTTCGGTGAGATTACCGGCAAGGATGCCCAAGGGAATCCCACATACAAATTCCATGATAGTTGGACTTCCCCGGATGGTCAGATTTTCGCCACAACCACCAATTACCTGTGTAATGAATGGCTGGATGCGTCTGACCTGAAGGTTTTTGAAAACATGAAGGAAAACAACCCCCGGCGCTACAAAGTGGCTGGCCTTGGGGGTTGGGGCATTGTGGATGGCCTGATTTATGAGAAATGGCGAGAAGAAGCCTTTGATATTCAGGCTATTTCCAAGAAGCCCGATGTGAAAAGCTATTTTGGACTTGACTTTGGTTATACTAATGACCCCACGGCCCTGTTCTGTGGGCTGGTTAGCCAAAAGGAAAGAACCATTTGGGTTTTTGATGAACTGTATGAAAAGGCCCTGACCAACCGGGCAATCTGTGAGCGGGTAACCGCCATGGGTTACGCCAAGGAACGGATCAAGGCCGATTGTGCAGAGCCGAAAAGCATTGATGAATTGCGGGAAGCTGGCCTGTACCATGTAAGAGCCGCCCGGAAGGGCAAGGACAGCGTGAACAATGGCATTCAGTATATTCAGGATTACACGATCATCATTCACCCCCGGTGTGTGAATTTCATCACTGAAATTTCAAACTACACTTGGGATGAAGATAAATTTGGGGCCAAGATCAATGTTCCCATTGATGATTTCAACCACCTGATGGATGCCATGCGCTATGCGCTGGAAGATGTTCTGGTTGGCCCCGCTTTCAGCTTCGATTAACACATTAGTAACAAAAAGCCCTGAAAACCGTGTGTTTTCGGGGTTCTGCTTTTATTGAGCAATAGAAAGGGGCGTTTCCAATGAAGAAAATGCTTCGTGTGGTTTCGGTGTTGGGAACGCCATACACGATTTTTGAAGGAACCACCATTGACTTTCCTGATCTGTCTGATTGTGATGGGTATTGTGATACTACCATCAAAAGGATTGTGGTTTCTGATATGTCGGAAGCTGAAGGAAGGCCCGGAGCCAAGGCGGATTTGAACCACTATAAACGGAAGGTGATCCGCCATGAACTGATTCACGCAATTTTGTTTGAATCTGGCCTGTCAAACAATTCTTGGGCCGAAAATGAAGAACTGGTGGATTGGATAGCCATTCAGTTTCCAAAGCTGGAAGCCTTGTTTCAGCAAGCCGGGTGTAATGAACTTTTGAAGGAAGGTGCTTGATCTTGATGCCTATTTATACTGAAACAGACCGGATCAACCGCCTGATCCTTCAGGGCGGACGAACCGGCATGACGGAACTTCAGTTTTTCGCCGCTGAAATCAAAGAATGGAAAGACAGCCCCCGCCGAAAGGATCAGCTTACCGGTGATCTGTACTATGTCGGGAAGCATGACATTCTTCACCGCCAAAGAACCATCATTGGGGCTGATGGAAAACTTCAGGTTGTTCAGAATCTTCCGAACAACCGGATTGTGAATAATCAATATGCCTTGATGGTGGATCAGAAAACCAACTATCTTGTGGGCAAGCCATTCACCATGAACTGTGAAAACAAAACCTATGTGGATTTGCTTTCCAAAGTGTTCAACCGGAGTTTTCAGCGCCTTTTGAAGTATGTGTGTGAAGATTCTCTAAATGGTGGTATTGGATGGCTGTACCCCTATTATGACGATAAGGGGCGGTTGGCGTTCAAACATTATCCCGCCTATGACATTCTTCCTTTTTGGAAGGATGATGATCACACAATCCTTGATTGTGCGATTCGGTTGTACCCCCAAGAGGTTTGGAACGGGTATCAGAAAGAAATTGTTGAAAAGGTTGAAATCTTCAAATCTGATGGCCTTTGGCGTTACATCTATCAAAATGATATGTTGACCCCGGATGTGGATGCCGGGGAACATGAAAACTATTTTGCTGTGGTGGATGGTGAAGGTGCAGTTGAAGAATACAACTGGACTGAAATTCCCCTGATCCCGTTCAAGTACAACAAGCAGGAACTTCCCCTGATCAATCGGGTAAAGACCCTTCAGGACGGAATCAACACCATGCTTTCCGACTTTGAAAACAATATGCAAGAGGATGCACGGAACACCATTCTGATTCTGAAGAACTATGACGGTCAGGATTTGGGCGAATTCCGCCGCAACCTTTCCACATTCGGGGCCGTGAAAGTGCGTGATGATGGCGGGGTTTCAACCCTTCAGGTTGAAATCAACGCTGAAAATTATAAAAGCGTTCTGGATTTGCTGAAAAAATCCCTGATTGAAAACGCCCGTGGCTATGATGCCAAAGACGATCGCCTTTCCGGGAATCCAAACCAGATGAACATTCAATCCATGTATTCTGACATTGATTTGGATGCAAATGGTATGGAAACGGAATTTCAGGCCGCTTTTGAACAGTTGCTTTGGTTCATCAATCAGGATTTCAGCAACCGTGGCTTGGGTGACTTTGAAAATGAAGAAATCCAGATCATTTTTGACCGGGATATTCTGATCAATGAATCTGAAGCCATTGAAAACTGTTCCAAATCTGTTGGTATTCTGTCTGATGAAACGATTGTGGAACAGCACCCGTGGACAAAGGATGTTGAAATGGAATTGGCCCGGTTAAAGAAGGAAAAGGAAGAAGCCATGGAACAGGCCCAAGAATATTCCGGGGCTTTCAGAACCGGGGCAAATCAGAATAAGGAAACGGGCGGGGATGAATAAGCCCCGCCCTTCCTATATGCCGGGGCAATAACGGGGCGGGCCGGGGTTCACCTCCTTACCCGGTCAAGGGTGCAATTCCCTTCCCCGGCACCTTTTATGGCGTGTTGGTCAAGTGGTTAAGACACCGCCCTTTCACGGCGGTAACATGGGTTCGACCCCCGTACACGCCACCATTTGCCGGGTTGGTGAAACAGGCAGACACAGCGGGTTCAAAACCCGCCGCCTTCAAAAGCGTATGGGTTCAAATCCCATACCCGGCACCACTATTCAGGAAAGGGGGATCAGCCCACCATGAAAAATGCTGACTATTGGCGGGGCCGGTTCTCCATCTTGGAAGAAAGCGCCCATCAGGAAGCAGATCAGTACATTCAGAGCCTTGAAGAAATGTTCATGGATGCCCAACGGACTGTTCAAGCTGATATTGAACGCTGGTATGGGCGCTTTGCTTCCAATAACGGGATCAGCCTGACGGAAGCCCGGAAGATGCTGACTACCGGACAGCTTGAAGAATTTCGCTGGACGGTTGATCAGTATATCAAGATCGGGCAACAGGCCAATCTTTCCGCTGAATGGCTGAAGAAGCTGGAAAATGCTTCTGCAAAATTCCATGTTTCCCGGCTGGAAGCCATTCAGACGCAGATTCAACAGCAGATTGAACTTCTGTATGGAAATCAGCTTGACGGGCTGGATTCTCTGTTGAAGAAGATCGCCGGTAATGGCTACACCCAAAGCGCCTTTGCCATTCAAAAGGGCATTGGCCTTGGATGGGATATAACCGCCCTGAATCAGAAGAAACTTGAAACTTTACTTTCAAAACCTTGGACAACGGACGGAAGAACCTTCAGTGATCGCATTTGGAGCAAGAAAAAGGAACTGGTGGGAAGCGTCCAAAAGGAACTGACACAGGGCCTTTTGCGTGGGGACAGCCCACAGAAGATCACGGATGCCATTAAGAACCGGTTCAATGTGTCCCGCTATCAGGCGGGGCGGCTGGTTCATACTGAAACCACCTATTTCAACGCCATTTCCACAAAGCAAGCCTATCAGGATTTGGGGGTTGAAAAAATTGAAATCTTGGAAACGCTGGATTCCCACACTTGCGAGATTTGCCAACCCCTTGATGGAACGGTGATCCCGCTGGCCCAATATGAACCCGGCGTAACTGTACCCCCGTTCCACCCAAATTGCCGGGGAACTACTTGCCCCCATTTTGCAGATATGGACGGCGAAAGAGCCGCCCGGAATGCTGAAGGGAAAGTTTACTATGTCCCGGCCAATATGACATATACCCAATGGAAAAAGGCTTTTGTGGACGGTGGTTCCAAAGATGGTTTGACGGTTGCCACTGTTGCTGGTGTTCTGAAACGGGTTCGGGATTATGAAAGCGAATTCGGAAAGAAATTTGGAAAAGATCATTATGATCAAATCAGGGATCGTGTAGATGCTTGTGAAAATCCGAACCTTCAGAAAGTGTGGGACGCTTATGAAGGCAAGATCAAGGTTGCTGATCCGCATTACAACGGCGGCGCATACTGTTCCGGGAACAATATCTATGTTGGTATTAACAAAGATGCCAAGGGACGGAAATATTTTTCCCCGTATTCTACCACCTTCCATGAAAGCGGTCACGCCATTGATGGACTTGCGGCCCAGCTTGGAAGCCCGAATGGGCAATGGCATTTTTCTTCCACCTATAAAGATGGACTTTTCCCCAAGACTATCAAAGAAGAAGTTGATGATTGGGTAAAATCCATTCTGTCTGATATGAAGGCCCATAAGAGCGATTTTCAGTATTGGGTGGATAAAGGGTGGATCACACAAGGTTGGGCGGATTATTACGCTTCCCAAGCCAACTTCAAACCCCTAAAATCTATGGCCTTCCAAGCTGTGAAACAAGAGATTCAAGGGTTGGAGCCATTGCAGATGTGTGATATTTCTGATATATTGGAAGGTGCCACCCGTGGAAAAATCCAATGTGGTGTTGGACACGGGGGCGGTTCCTACTGGACAAACCGGGCTTACAACGGTATTGATTGGGGCCTTGGAACAGAAGCATTTGCAGAAATGACTTCGGCAACTATGACTTGCCCGGAGAGTTTGGAAACAATCAAGAAATATCTTCCGAAATCTTATGCGCTGTATGAAGAAATGCTTGAAGTGATCGCCAATCAAATCTGAAGGGGGTGTTTTCGTGCCTGAACTGATTGAACAATACGCTAAAAAATTCAATGAGAACTTCCCGTTGTTCGCCCTAATGGGAATGGATGATGAAGAAGTTGAAGCTATTATTCAGGAATGTTTGGATAAGGGAACCCCTTACCGGCCACCTGATTTGGGAGAAAAAGACTTATATTGATGATTGAACCACCCCGGTTTTGGCCGGTGGTGGTTTTTTCATACCATTTTCGCCGTTTCCCGGTGGTGGGCGGTAAACAGAACCGGGGAAATCGTGGTTCCTAACCCACGGTAAAAAAGGATTGCAGAAAGGATGAACACGCATGACGAAAGAAAAGCTGATGGAATGGGGCCTGACTGAAGAACAGGCCAACAAGGTAATGGAGGGCCTGAACGGTTCCTTTGTTACCAAAGCCCGCTTCAATGAGATCAACACTGAATTGAGCGCCGCCAAGAAAACCATTGGTGAACGGGATGCCCAGCTTGAAGCATTGAAAAAGGCTTCCGGTGACACCAAAGCCCTTCAGGATCAAATCACCCAGCTTCAGGCCGACAACAAGAAGAAGGATGATGATCATGCCGCCGAACTGAAGAATCTGAAAATCAGCAATGCGGTTGAACTGGCCCTGACCGGCGCAAAGGCCAAAAACAACACCGCTGTTAAGGCGCTGTTGGTTGATTTCATCGGTAAGGCTGAATTGGCGGAGGACGGAACTGTCAAGGGCCTTGATGATGAAATCAAGAAGTTGGTGGAAGGCAAGGACACGGCTTTTCTGTTCGATAAGACCGGCACCAAATTCAAGGGTGCCAAATCCGCTGAAAAGGGTGATGGCGCTGAAGGCGGCATGACCCTTGAAAAGCTGAAGGCCATGAACCCCTTGGATCGCTACAACTATTCCGTCAACCATCCTGACGAATACAAAGAACTTTATGGAGGTAATGAGTAATGGCAAACACTGTCTATGATAACTTTTTCCTGTCCAATGAAATTGAAGATCAGTACCAGAGCCACCTTGATCTTCAGCAGTTTTGCACCGTGGACAACAACCTGACCGGCGTTGCTGGCATGGTTCGCAAGATTCACAAGTACAAGGCCACCGATGGCACCGAGAAACTGACGATGGGCAACGGCAACACCAAGACCATTGAAGCCGGTTACACCGAGAAGGAATACCGGATTCAGATGGCACAGAACCGTTTCCAGTATTATGACGAGGAAGCCATGACCGATCCTATGGTGATCACCACCGGCACCCGTCACGCTGGTACGGATATGTTCAACACCGTGAACGCTGACATTTTCAGCGCTTTCAACGAGGCCACCATGACTATTGTGACCACCGCCCTTGGCTTTGATGCCTTTGTGGATGGTGCGGCCATGCTGAATCTGGAAAACCTTGAAGGTGTGACCATCTTCGGCTTCGTCAACCCCGCTGATATGGCGAAACTTCGCAAGGCCCTGAAGGACGATCTGAAGTATGTGGAAGCATACGCCAAGCAGGGCTATGTTGGCACCGTGGGTGGTATCAACATCTACACCAAGAAGAACGCCGAAACCGGCAAAGTGGTCATTGCCACCAAGGAAGCTGTTACCCTGTTCAACAAGAAGGGTACGGAAGTGGAACAGGAGCGTGAAGGCAACATCCGCTGTAACACGGTTTATTCCCGCAAGTATTACCTTGCGGCCATGACCAATGAAGCCAAGGCGGTTAAGATCATCGTGGGTTCTGCCAAGACCACCGCTGATGAAACTGTTCAGAGCAAGAAGGTTTATTACAAGCCTTCCGGCATTGGCTATGTGGTTGGAACCCCCAAGACCAACCCCAAAACTGAAGGCTTCTACGAGATTACGGCGGCGTAAGGAAGGCGGTGACCCCCGTTGCGTGATGATGTTGTTGCAATGCTTACGGCCCTTGGCGTGACGGGGGCCGATACTGATCCGCTGTTGGATATTTTCTTGATGAATGTTCAACAGCGGATCATGAACAAAATTAACTGTTCCGCTATCCCGGAAGGGCTGGAAGGTGTGGCCGTTTATATGGCCGTGGGTGAATACCTGAATGCAAAAAAGGCTACGGGGCAACTTACAGGGTTTGATCTGGATGCGGCAATCAAGCAAATTCAGGAAGGTGACACCAATACTGTGTTTGCGCTTGGAGAAGGGAGCCTGACACCGGAACAGAGGTTGAATGTGCTGATTGATTATCTGATCAATGGCCGTTCTGATGAACTGTACCGGTTCAGGAAAATGGTATGGTGAACGCCCAGCGCAAGGCCCTTGAACGGCTTTGGAAGGATCGCTGTACCGTCTATCACCGGGTAAAGGTGACAGACCCCAAAACCAAACTTACTGATTTTGATGAAAAGCCGCTTCTTCAGGATCAGCCCTGTAAACTGTCTTTTGAAACCTTAAATTCAACTGATGGTGATCATGTTGCCACGGTTGCCCAATCCGTGAAGCTGTTCATTTCCCCTGATGTTGAAATCCCCGCTGGTTGCAAAATCGTTGTGACCCGTTTCAATGATTTGGAACGAACCTTCACCTATTCCAGAAGCGGTGAACCGGGGATTTTCACCAACCATCAAGAAATCATGTTGGAGCCTTTCAAGGGGTACGCCTGATGGCCCGGTGGGGAAAATGTGATTTCAGAGAACTTGAACAGTTGAACAAACGCCTTGAACAGCTTTCTTCCGTGGATTTTGATGCTTTTTGCCGAAAAATGTCCAATGAGATTGCCGCAAGGCTTTTGGCAAAGGTAAAGAAAAGAACGCCTGTTGGGGTGGTTCCGGGATATGCCACCGATGAAGCAAAGGAAGAATATTGGTCAGGATATGAGGGCGGCACCCTTCGGGACGCTTGGACAATCCTTCCTGTTGAAAAACAGGGTGATCAATACATTGTAACGGTGGTGAATAACACCGAATACGCTTCCTATGTGGAATATGGGCACCGGCAAACACCGGGCCGATATGTCCCGGCCTTGGGTAAGAGCCTGAAGGCAAGTTGGGTGAAAGGGCGTTTCATGCTGACCATTTCCACCCAAGAACTTGAAACCCAAGCCCCCGCATTGTTGCAACAGAAATTGTACCTGTTTTTAAAGGAAGTGTTTTAATGCTGAATGAAATTATCAAAGGAATTTCAATGGCGCTGAACACCGCCTTTGGGGATGGATATGAAATCTATCAAAATGATGTGGAACAGGACTTGAAAGAAGGCTGTTTCTTCATTCAGGTTTTGAAACCCGAACTTTCCCCGTTGTTGGGGCGGCGTTCTATGAAACGGAACCCGTTTGATGTTCTGTATTTTCCAAAGGCCCCCGGAAATAATGCTGAAATGTTCACCGTTGCGGAAACGCTGATGGAGTGTTTGACCCTGATCAGCCTTCCCAACGGTGATCTTTTGCATGGAACCGGTATGAATTATGAAGTGGTGGATGGGGTTCTTCATTTCATGGTGAACTTCAACTTGCCGCTGATTCGGCCCTATGATGAAACCTATATGGAAACCTTGGAAACCGATGTTGGAACGGTAGGAGGGGGTTAAAAATGGCTACCAGCACCAAAACGAAAAAGCCCAAGGCAACAGAAGCGGCCCCGCCCGTTTCCAAGGCCCCGGCTTTTCCCAAGGAAAGAATTTTGACTTTCCAGAGATACGCCAAACGGCGTGATCTTCTGTCCACCTTGCTGAAGGATGGGCAGGAATACACCCATGATCAGGTTCAAAGCCTGATTGAAAACTTTATGAAAGGCAAGGTGAAGTAATATGGCCCTTGGCGGCGGTACTTTTCTGACGCAGAATAAAATTCTGCCCGGTGCTTACATCAACTTCATTTCCGTTGCGAATGCAAGCGCCACCCTGTCTGATCGTGGCATTGCTACGATCCCCCTTGACATGAATTGGGGGCCTGAAAATCAGGTTATGACCGTGGAACTGGCTGATTTCCTGAAGAACAGTCAGAAGATTTTCGGTTATGCCTATACTGCGGATGAACTGAAGCCCATGCGTGAGATTTTCAAACACGCAAAGACGGTGTATTTCTTCCGCCTGAACGCTTCCGGTGTGAAAGCGGCCAACACCTTCTGTACGGCCAAATACCCCGGAACCCGTGGTAACAGCTTGCGGACTGTGATCACGGAAAATGAGAATAGCACCAATGAAGCCAAACTGTATGATGTGGCAACCTACCTTGACACGGTTCAGGTTGACCTTCAGACCGGTGTTGCTTCTCTGGCCGATCTGAAGCCCAATGATTATGTGGACTGGATCACCGGCGCAAGCATTTCCCTTACGGCTTCCCTTCCTCTGAAGAACGGCACCAATGGCACCGTTGAGGATGCGGCCTATCAGACCTATCTTGACAAGATGGAAGCCTATAACTTCAACGCTATGGGTTGCCCGTCCAACAACCCCACTATTTCCGCCCTGTTCGCCGCTTTCTGTGAGCGTATGCGGGATGATGTGGGTAAGAAGTTTCAGGTGGTTTGCTTCCGCAATCTGGCCGATTATGAAGGCGTGGTGAGCGTCAAGAACACCATTGCCGGTGAAACCGATGATCCCGCCCTGATTCCTTGGGTTACCGGCGTGATTGCTGGAACCGCTGTGAACAAGAGCGCAACCAACATGGATTATGATGGTGAATATGCCATTGATACCGATTACACCCAGACCGAACTGGAAAACGGTATCAAGGAAGGTTCCTTCATGTTCCATCAGGTGGATGAAAAGGTTGTTGTTCTGGAGGACATCAACACTTTCATTTCCGTTACGGATGTGAAATCCAGCGACTTTTCCAGCAACCAGACCATCCGGGTTTTGGATCAGATCGCCAATGACATTGCGGTTTTGTTCGGTAAGAAGTACATCGGCAAGGTTCCCAATGATGCTTCTGGCCGGGTGAGCCTGTGGAACGATATTGTGAAGCACCACACCGAACTTCAGAATATTCGGGCCATTGAGAATTTCAGCGGCGATAATGTGACCGTGGCGCAGGGCGATACCAAAAAGGCGGTTGTGGTGACGGACTATGTTACCCCCGTCAACGCTATGGCACAGCTTTACATGACTGTCTATGTGCAGTAAGAAAGGGGTGTAAATCGGTATGAATACGGTAATGAGTGCGAAAGATACCGTTTCCGCTTCTCTTGCGGAATGCTTTGTGACCATCGGTGATCGCCGCTTGAACTTCATGCAGGCAATCAACCTTGAAGCCAAGTTTGAGAAGAACAAAACGGAAGTGCCTATTTTGGGCAAGACCGGCAAAGGCAATAAGGCCACCGGCTGGAAGGGTACGGGTTCCGCCACCTTCCACTACAACACTTCCATCTTCCGGGAAATGCTGAAGCAGTACAAGGACACCGGCGAGGATGTTTACTTTGACATTCAGGTGACCAATGAAGATCCCACTTCTTCTGTTGGCCGTCAGACGGTGATCCTGAAGGATTGCAATGTGGATGGTGGTATCCTTGCCAAGTTTGACGCTGATGCGGAATACTTAGATGAAGATATGGATTTCACCTTTGAAGATTTCGATATGCCCGAAACCTTCGCCATGCTTGCCGGGATGGAGTAAGACCGCTACCCCGGCCCTGATTTGGGGCCGGGGTTTTCTTTTTACAAAAAATAGGAGGAACTTTTATGAATCTGTCTGCTTTTCTGGCTGAAAATGCCATTGCCGTTGAGAATGTGAAATTTGCCGCTTCCAAGCGGTTCATGGGCGAGGACAACAAGCCCATTCTGTGGGAGATCAAGACTATTACAGGCACCGAGGATGAAGCCCTTCGGAAAGCGTGTGCCAAGCGGGTTCCTATCCCCGGCAAGAAGAACCAGTATCAGAAGGAAACTGACTATGATCAGTACCTTGGCAAACTGGCCGTTGCCTGTACGGTTTTCCCCGATCTGAACAACAAGGAACTTCAGGACAGCTATCATGTTATGGGCGCTGAAGCCCTTCTGAAAACCATGCTGACCCCCGGCGAATATGCCGATTATGTGCAGAAGGTTCAGGAGGTTTGCGGCTTTGATACCACCCTTCAGGACGAGGTGGACGAGGCAAAAAACTAATCAATGAAGGTGATGGTGAAGCGAATATTGCTTACTATTGCCTTCATGAACTGCATTTGATCCCTTCCGCTTTTCTTGCTTTACCCCGGAAAGAAAGAGCCTTCATTATTGCGGCTATTGAAATCCGGGTTGAAAAGGAAAAGAAAAAGCAGAAGGAAATTGAACGAAAACAGCGCCGGGGGAAGTGATTTCCCCGGCATTCCCTTTGGAAAGGTGGTGATCCCTATTGGCAACGATCCGCACGGCTATTGCCCTGTATGATGGTGTGACTTCCCCGCTTCACAGTATGCAGAAGGCCATGAATATTGTGCTGAACAGCTTTGAAGCCATGCAAAGGGCTTCCAGCAATGCGGTTGATGTTTCGGCAATTCAGGAAGCCCGTGATGAATTGGCAAGAGCGGAAACCGCTTTTGATTCTATCGAACAGAGTATCAGGGATGCCGATAACCAACAGCAGAAATTCAATGGTTCTATCAGGGCCGGTTCTTCCGCCGCCGATGGCCTTTGGAACAAGCTGAAGGGAATTGCGGCCACCGTGGGTGGTATTGCTGGACTGAATAAGGTGCTTGGGGTTTCTGACCAGCTTACAAGCACCAATGCCCGGTTGAACAATGCCATGGTGAATTTTGATGATGGCGGGAGCCTTGAAGAACTGCAAGCAAAGGTAATGGCTTCGGCACAGCGTTCCCGTTCTTATTACATGGACACCGCCGCCGCTGTTGCCAAGTTGGGCATGAACGCCAAGGACGCCTTTGGGAACATGGATGAAGTGATCATGTTTTCCGAACTGGTCAATAAATCCTTCGTGAATGGTGGAGCAAGCGCCCAAGAACAGGCGGCTTCCATGCTTCAGCTTACACAGGCCATGGCTTCCGGTGTTCTTCGTGGTGAGGAATTGAACAGCATTTTTGAAAATGCCCCCGGCATTATTCAAAATATTGCTGATTATCTGGATGTTCCCATTGGTCAGATCAGAACAATGGCTTCTGAAGGGCAGATCAGCACCGATATTGTCAAGAACGCCATGTTTGCGGCGGCTGATGATATTGAAGAAAAATTCAATAGTATGCCCAAGACTTGGGGCCAAATCTGGACTTCCATGAAGAATAAGGCCCTTTCCATCTTCGCCCCGATCCTGAACAAGCTGAACCAGATCGCCAACAGCACCAAGTTTGAAACCGTGACCAATGGTGTTATCAATGGCCTTGCCGCCATTGCTTCTGTTGCCACATGGGTTCTTGATCTGCTGATCAACGGCGCTTCTTGGGTTGTTGATAATTGGAGTTGGATTTCTCCAATCGTTTTGGGTGTGGCTGGCGCTTATGTGGTTCTTCACGGAGCCATGATCGCCTATAACACCATTCAGGCCATTACAAACGGCCTTGCCGCAATTTCCGCCGCCCGATCTGCTATTAAGGCCGGTGCCACCCTTGCGGAAGCGGCGGCAACCACCACGGCCACCGGCGCACAGGTGGGGTTGAATGCCGCTTTGCTGGCCTGTCCCATTACTTGGATCATCATCGGTATCATTGCGCTGATCGCCCTGTTCTATGCGGCTGTGGCGGCGGTGAACAAGTTTGCTGGAACCAGTGTTTCCGCCACCGGCATTATCTGCGGGGTGTTTATGGCGGCGCTGGCCTTTATCGGCAACATCTTCATTGCCCTGTGGAATGTGGCCGCTGAAGTGTTTGTTCTGATCTATAACCTTGTGGCTACGGTTGCCAACTTCATTGGAACAGTATTCAATGATCCTGTGGCGGCTGTGGTTCATCTGTTCTTTGATTTGGCTGATACGGTGCTTGGGGTGCTTCAAGCGCTTGCTTCTGCCATTGACGCTATCTTTGGTTCCAACCTTTCCGGGGCGGTTCAGGGATGGCGTGATTCCCTTGGCGGTTGGGTTGATGAAACCTTTGGCAAGGGAACGGAAGTAATGGCGAAAATGAACGCTGATGATCTGAAGCTGGATCGGTTTGAATACGGGGCCGCTTTTGATCTTGGGTACAACTTTGGTGAAGGCATTGATAACAAGGTTTCTGGCCTGTTTGATGGTTCCCTGATGGATTCCATGGGAGCCTTTGACCTTGGCAACACCCTTGATGGTATCTATGGTAACACCGGCGATACGGCCAACAATACAGCGGCCACCGCTGATGCTTTGGATATTACGGAAGAAGATTTGTCTTATTTGCGTGATATTGCAGAGCGTGAAGCAATTAACCGGTTCACCACCGCTGAAATCAAGGTTGAACAAAACAACACCAATTACATTGACAAGGAAACCGATCTGGATGGGATCATGGATGCTTGGGCCAATGACTTTGCTGAAAAGCTGGATGTTTCTGAAGAAGGGGTGCATGAGTAATGGCATACAAAATGTATCTTGCAGGTGTGCTTATGCCCATCACCCCTTCCAAGGTGACGGTGAAGATCAATAACCAGAACAAAACCATGACCCTGATCAACGGGGAAGAAATCAACATTTTGAAGGCCGCTGGCCTTTCTGATGTGTCCTTTGAACTGTTGCTTCCCCAAGTTTCCTATCCGTTCACCAACGGCGGCGCACAATCCGCCAACTATTATCTTTCCTTGTTTGAACGGCTAAAAACCAGCAAGACCCCGTTTCAATGGATTCTGAACCGGCAAAGACCACGGGGCGGAATGTTTTTCTATACCAACATGACAGTTGGAATGGAAAACTATGAAATTGTGGATGATGCCGGGGCCGGGTTTGATGTGAAAGTGAAAGTAAGCCTGAAGCAATATCGGGCATACGGAACCAAAACCGTTACCATCAAACCCGCCGCCACTACAACCGAAACCTCCAAGGCTACGGTTCAGGCGGCACCCCGGCCCACAACCACGGCCCCGAAAACAACCACCTATACCGTGAAATCTGGTGATTGTCTTTGGAATATTGCCAAGAAATATCTTGGGGACGGTTCCCGATACACTGAAATCTATAATCTGAACAAGGATAAGATCAAAAACCCGAACCTGATTTATGCCGGTCAGGTTCTTACTTTGCCTTCCTGAAAGGGGTGATCCCGTTGGCTGTTGAACTTTTCATTCAGCATAATAATACAATTCAATACCCGGTTGTTGAAGAAGGGGCAAAGCTGACTTGGGAGCGCAAAGGAACCCCCGGAAAGTTTGAATTCACAGTGGTAAAATGCCCCGGATTGAACTTTGCTGAAGGTGATCCGGTGAAGCTGACTGTGGATGGAACCCCCATGTTCTATGGCTTTGTGTTCAAGAAAAAGCGGGACAAGGGCGGCACCATTGATGTTGTGGCCTATGATCAGTTGCGATACCTGAAGAACAAGGACACCTTGACAGAAGAAGGGCTGAAGGCTTCCGATCTTCTGAAACGCCTTGCAACCGATTTCCGCTTGAACCTTGGAAGCGTGGAAGATACCGGGTACACCATTGAAACCATTGTGGAGGAAAACCAAACCCTGTTTGATATGATTCAGAATGCCCTTGATGAAACCCTGATGAATACCAAACAGCTTTATGTTCTTTTTGATGATGTTGGAAAGCTGACCCTGAAGAACATCAATTCCATGAAGCTGAATCTTCTGATTGATGAAGAAACCGGGGAAAATTTCAACTATGAATCCAGTATTGATGAACAGACCTATAACAAAATCAAACTGGCCTTCAACAATGAAAAGACCGGAAAACGGGAATTGTTCATTGCACAGGACGGGGAGAAAATGAACCAATGGGGTGTTCTTCAGTATTTTGAAGAAATCCAGACCCAAACCGGCGCTTCCGCCAAGGCTGATGCCCTTTTGAAGCTGTATGATCAGAAAACCCGCCGTTTGACGGTCAAAAACGCTTTTGGGGATGTTCGGGTAAGGGCGGGAAGCGCCCTTGTTGTTGCCTTGAACCTTGGCGATATTATCACCAACAATTTCATGGTGGTGGAGAAAGTCACCCATACTTTCAAGGACAATGAACACCGGATGGAACTTGACCTGATCGGGGGTGAATTCATTGCCTAACGCTGTTGAAGTGGTAAAAAAGGCGGCGGTGGAAGCCGTGGAAGCTGGAAAGCCTGTGAATCTCTTGTTTGGGGAAGTTATTTCTGCTTCCCCTCTGAAGATTCAAGTGGATCAAAAAGCAATCTACACTGAAAAAATGTTGGTGCTTACCCGGAATGTCACTGATTATGAAGTTGATATGACGGTTAGCCACCAAACTGTTGTGATCAGCCACGGCCACCCGGTAACGGACACCTACACCGGGGGCGGAACGGCTGAATCCATTGACCACAACCACCCCATCAAAGGCAGGAAGAAATTCAAGGTTCACAATGCCCTTGTGGTTGGTGATTGGGTGCTTCTGGCCCGGATGCAGAAGGGCAAAAAATTTGTGGTGCTGGATCGTATCAAAGCGAACCCGGCCCTGAAGGGGGAATGGATATGATCCCACAGACCGGGGATGATCTGCGGCAGGATTTTGTATTTGAAACCCTTCCAAGCAGAACCTTCCGCCTGAACTATGACGCTTTGACGATCACCGGAACCATTGATGAAATCAAAGCCGTGGAACAGGCGGTGTATTTGATCCTGAACACTGAACGCTATCAATGGCTGATTCATTCTTGGGATTATGGGGTTGAACTTCATGATCTGATCGGGAAAGATGTGGAATTTTGCATTCCCGAAATTGAACGGCGCATTCGGGAAGCCTTGCTTCAGGATGATAGAATCACCGCAGTTGAAAATTTTGAATTTACGGTGAACAAAAAACAAGTGCTGACTACCTTTAAGGTGGTCAGCATTTTTGGCGAAATCAACACAGAAATGGGGGTTGAAATCTGATGTATGAAGCACAAACCTATGAAGCAATTTTGGCCCGAATGCTTCAGAAGGCCCTTTCCATTAACAGCAATCTTGACACCCGTGAAGGTTCGCTGGTGTGGTATGGGGATGCCCCCGCCGCTGTGGAATTGCAAAACCTGTATATTGCCCTTGAAACGGTTCTGAATGAAACCTTTGCTGATACGGCAAGCCGCCCTTACCTGATTTTGAGAGCGGCGGAAAGGGGCCTTTCCCCGCAACCGGCAAGCCCCGCCGTTTTGCAGATGGCAATTACACCAACCACTTTGTTTTTGCCGCTGAACACCCGTTTTTCCATCGGTGAACTGAACTATTATGTTTCGGCGGATCGTGGAAACGGTAATTATGAACTGACCTGTGAAACGGCTGGTGAAGCCGGTAACAACTACACCGGCACGGTCATTCCCATTGAGTATGTGGACGGGCTGGAAACCTGCAAGATCATTTCCATTCTGGTTCCCGGTGAGGATGAAGAAGATACCGAGGTTTTCAGACAGCGTTACCTTGATAGCCTGAACGCCCAAGCCTTCGGAGGAAACCGAATTGACTACATCGAAAAGGTGAACGCCATTCCCGGTGTGGGCGGTGTGAAGGTATATCGGGCATGGAACAGCGATTTGAAACCGGCCAACATGATCCCGCCAACCGGAACCGATACATGGATCAACGGCCTTTCCGATGTACCGGAAGCCGTGAAAACTTGGCTTGATACCGTGTATGCCGCCGCCAAGAACAATATGTTCACCGTGGGCGGAACTGTCAAGCTGGTGATCATCAACAGCACCTTTACCGTTCCTTCTGAAACGCTGGTGGATCAGGTTCAGACAGCCGTTGACCCCCTTCAAAATGCCGGTGAAGGTGTTGGCATTGCCCCCATCGGCCATGTGGTGAAGGTGGAAGGTGTGAATGAAGAAACCGTGGATTTGTCCTTTGCCCTGTACTATCAGCGGGGATGGACTTGGGATGATGTTTCCGGTTATGTCACGGAAGCCATTGAAGGCTATTTCAAGGAACTGGCTGAAGGTTGGGCTGATCAGAATGAACCCCTTGTGGTTCGTATCAGCCAAATTGAAAGCCGCCTGTTGGGTATCAACGGTATTTTGGACATTGCCAACACCAAAATCAATGAAGAAGCGGCCAACTATACTTTGGAACTGGATCACATTCCGGTTTTGGGTTCTATCGCCCCAACGGTTATCACAATCAACGCATAAGGGAGAGGTGAAAAGTGGAAAGACAACTGATCAAATACCTTCCCTATGTTGTCCGGGATTATCCTGAATTTCAGGGTATCACCGGAAGCGAACAGCCCGAATTTGAACGGGCTTGGGCTTCTGCTGATGATCTGTTGAATAATCAGTTTATTTCCACCGCTGGAAGCATGGGCCTTTCCCGGTGGGAAAAAATCTTGGGGATCACCCCCAAGGGAACGGACACCCTTGAAGATCGGCGATTCCGTATTATGACCCGGATCAATGAAGAACTTCCGTACACCGTCCCGCAGTTGCGGAACATCCTTGAAACCCTCTGTGGAGCCGGTAACTATTCCGCTGAAGTTGTTGAAGGCACCTATCAACTTATTGTGAAAATCGGCTTGGCGGCAAAAAACAATTTCAGTGATGTTGAAGCCCTGTTGGATAGGGTTGTTCCACAAAACATGATTGTGAACCTTCTTCAGCTTTATAACACCCATGCTGAACTTGGGCTTCTGACCCATGAACAGCTTGCCGCCTACACCCACAATCAGTTGAGAAACGAGGTTTTGACGAATGGCGAATAAAACAACCAATTATGAACTGGTCAAACCCCTTGCGTCTGAATTTTATGATGTTGAAGTGCAAAACGGAAACATGGATAAAATTGATGCCGGGATGAAGGCCAATGCGGACGGGATCAAGGCCCTTCAGGATGGGCAGAAGGGCAAGGCCGATCTGGTGGAAGGCAAGGTTCCCGCTGAACAGCTTCCCGCCATGAACTATGAAGCCGCTGGCACCGCCGCAAGTACGGTGAAAGCCCACAATGAGAATGAAGCCGCCCACCCTTACCTGTTGGAGCAGATCGGAACCTGTGTGACGGCGGCACAGAACGCCCAAAAAGCCGCTGATGCGGCCTTGGAAGCTGTGTCCAGTATTGCATTTACCATTGATGTTGTTCCCACCCAAAGCGGCGCATTGACCTATAACGGCCAAGCGCAAAGCCCTTCTTGGAACAGCTATAACCCCGATACCATGACCCTTGGCGGGGTTACTACCGGCACCAATGCCGGAACCTACACGGCCACTTTTACGCCCAAGGACAAGTATAAGTGGAGTGATGGCACCACGGATGCAAAAAGCGTCACATGGACGATTGGAAAGGCTTCTATGGCGGTTCCTTCCCAAAGTGGAACCCTTACCTATACCGGTTCGGCCCAAAGCCCTTCTTGGAGCAACTACGATTCTTCCAAAATGACCCTTGGAGGAACCACCAGCGGAACCAACGCTGGAAGCTACAACGCCACCTTCACGCCCGGTGCAAACTACAAATGGAGTGATGGCGAAACCGGAGCCAAAACGGTTGCTTGGACGATTGGAAAGGCCGCTGGAAGCCTGTCTTTGAACAAGACTTCCATGAGCCTTACCGCCGCCAAGCTGACGGACACCATCACAGTAACACGGGCCGGGGATGGCGCTATTTCTGCTACTTCCAGTGATACCGGTGTTGCCACCGTGAGTGTGTCTGGTACTACGGTAACGGTTACCGCCGTTGCAAAGGGAAGCGCCACAATCACGGTGAAGGTTGCGGCTGGAACCAACTATTCCGCCCCTTCCAATAAAACCTGTTCTGTGTCTGTCACCTTGCCCACAAGCACCCTGACAGATAACAGTTGGGCCACCATCCGGGAAGTGAGTAGCGCCGGTAAGGGTGCCAACTATTGGGCTGTTGGTGATATGAAGGCCATTGTGATCAACGGAAAGATTGGGAATACCACAATTTCCAACCTGTCCATCAATGTGTTCATTTTGGGCTTCAACCATAACAGCGCCAAGGAAGGAAGCAACCTGATTCACTTCCAGATCGGAAAGATTGGAACCACCGCCGTTGGCCTGTGTGATTCCAGTTACAACAGCAATGTCAGCGGTGCGGGTTATTTCCACATGAATGATTCTAATACCAATGTTGGTGGTTGGAATGCCTGTACCAAGCGGAAAACCCTGTATGGCAACAGCGGAACGCCTTCCAGCCCGGTTTCCAATAGCCTGATGGCGGCGCTTCCTTCTGATCTGCTGGCCGTGATGCAACCCGTGACAAAATACACGGATAACACGGGTAACGCAACGAATACGGCGGCTTGTGTCACCGCAACCACTGATTACCTGTTTGATCTTGCTGAATTTGAAGTGTTCGGTTCCAGAAGCTATGCAAATAGCTATGAACAGAACTATCAGCTTCAGTATGATTATTACAAGGCCGGTAACAGTAAGGTTGCCTATAATCATTCCGCCGTGTCCACGGCGGTTCGGTGGGGCCTTCGTTCTCCTACTTGCGGCACCGCCAGTGACTTCTGCGTTGTCAATACGGACGGCACTATCAACGCTAACGCTGCCAATCGTTCCTTGGCTCTGCGCCCCGGCTTTGCCGCCTAATCCCCCGCAGGATGATCCCGCCCCCATCCCGCCCCCTTGCGGGGGCGGTTCCGGGACGGTCACGAAAAAAAAGTAATATGACGGCGTAAGCCGCCCGAAAAATTTTTGAAAATTGGCTTTTTCCCCTTTTTGTGCTATACTTTTACGGTAAGCCCGGAAAGGGGTGAAACCATGTCTGTACTGAAACAGAAAAGAACCACAAGCAAAGCCGAATTTATCAACACGGCCAATCAGATTTATGTTGAAACCTTGAATTTCCTGACCAGACTTTCAGCCCGGTATTCACGCTTGATCGCTGAACCGGTTGCAAAGCTGGCCGGTGAAGTGATAGATCATGCTGAAAAGGCCAACAGCATTTTTCCTTCAGATCCCCAGCGAATTGAAATGCGGAAGGCCCACTTGCTGGAAGCAAGGGCTTCCCTGATGGCGCTTGATGTGCGCCTGACCCATTGTTATTTGATCTTGAACCAGAACCCGGAAGGTGCCTTCACCAATTCCAAAGGGGTTGCTGTGAAATCCAAGGACGCAATGGAAAAGCTGGACAAGATGGCCCAAAACTTGGGTGAACTGATCGACAAGGAAAATGAACTTTTGAAAGGGGCAATCAAAAATGTAAGCGCAAAACAAAAGAACTGATTTTCATTAGGTGTATCTCTGGAAATTTGCCTTCGGGCGGTTCGGTGGGGCCTTCGTTCTCCTAATTACAACAACAACAATAACTTCTGCAATGTCAATACGGACGGCACAATCAACAATAACAATGCCAATCGTTCCTTGGCTCTGCGCCCCGGATTTTACTAATATACACGGTCAAATGTAGTAACAGGAAGCCACGGCTTTTCAGGTGAAAGACGACCGATGTAAAAGGAGAGATACTTCCTTGGGTTTCAATCCCTAAAACTGCCCTTTGATGCCCTTACACGGACGCTTCTTGCATGGTGGGGTATGTGCCTAACCCATTTCATGTGTCAGGGCAAAGCAGATTAGACGGCACCCGACAATTCATCTGTACGAAAGGCGAATACTTTTTATTATGACAAGCCAAGAACGGCATGAAGCCCGATACCAGCGCCGCAAAGCAAAGCGGCAAGAGAGAAAACAGGCCCGGAGTGATAACCTTGGGCCGGTGAATAAAGTGTTCAGTTACCGAAAGATGTTCTTCTATGGCCGCAAGTGCTGTAATGGTGTGCGGTGGAAGCAAAGTGTTCAGAACTTTGAAGGACACCTGTTTTCAGGAACAGCCAAACGGCGGCGGCAAGTGTTGGATCAGAAATGGAAGCCTATGAAATGCACCCATTTTACGCTGTGTGAGCGTGGAAAGGTGCGCCCCATTGATGCCCCGCACATCACAGATCGCCAAATTCAAAAGGTGCTTACCAATGAAGTTTTGATCCCGTTATACCGACCCTGTATGATCTATGACAACGGGGCAAGCCAACAGGGAAAGGGCCTTCATTGGCATTTTCGCCGCCTGAAGGAACAGCTTCATTGGCATTACCGGCGATATGGCCGGGAAGGTGCCATACTGCTGTTGGATTTGAAAGGATTTTTCCCCAATGCGCCCCATGCTTTACTGTATCAGCGCCACCGGGAATTGATTTTGAATCCTGAACTTCAAAAACTTGCTGACACCATCATTCAGTATTCCCCATGCCCTACACCGGGCCGGGGGATGCCTTTGGGTGTGGAGCCTTCACAACAAGAAATGGTTTCTATGCCCAGCCGAATTGATAACTGGATCAAATGTCAGGCCGGTGTTCACTGTGCCGGTCATTACATGGATGATTACTATGTGATCTTGCCCGATGTGGAAGAACTGAAGAAACTTGGGCATGAAATAGTAAGGCGGTTTGAAGCCGCTGGAATCCGTGTGAACAAGAAAAAATGTAAAATCATCCCCCTTACAAAGCCGTTTCGGTTCTGTAAGGCAAAATTCACTTTGACCGAAACCGGAAAAATCAAGGTGAATGGGAACCGGGATGGTGTGAAACGGGCAAGGCGAAAGCTGAAGCTGTTTCACAGAGAATTCAAAGAGGGAAAGCGAACCTTCTTTGATATTGAACAGTACATGGAATGCCAAAGCGCATATTACCGGAACTTCAATGACCATGGCCGGTTATTGCGATTGCGGCGGCTGTATCATGCTATCTTTTTCGGAGGTGGACAATGTTTAGAATCATCAAAGCCGGGGCAGGTATCGGCCTGACCGAGAACCTGAACTACATCAAGAAAGCCGAAAATGGTTGCTACATCCTTTGCCCGGAGCATGACGCTTCGGGCATTGTTTTTGAGGGTGTGGCTTACCATTTGTTGGGCCGTGCCGCTATGGACGAACTGGAAACTGTGAGTTTGGAGGAAACGGACGCAGGAACCGAGATCACCAAAGCCACAGAAGCCGGTGGAATCGTCTTTGTGACCTTGGCGGAAGCCGGGAGCATTGACGCTGAAACGGCGGCGGAACACGCTGATTTGTTCGCTGAATGGGCTTTCCCTGTTGGCTACACGGTGGGGCAGATTCGCCGGTATAACGGAACCCTTTACAAGTGCGTTCAGGCCCATACTTCCCAAGCGGATTGGACACCGGACACGGCTTCCAGCCTGTGGAGCAAAACGAGTGATCCCGCTGAAGAATGGCCCGAATGGAGCCAACCGGTGGGAGCGCATGACGCTTATTCCAAGGGGGCAAAGGTGAGCCATAAGGAAAAGCATTGGATTTCCACGGTGGATTCCAATGTGTGGGAACCCGGTGTGTACGGGTGGGAGGAAAGCACGAATGGAGTATAAAACCTATGTTTGCCGTAAACGGGCAAGGTTCAAGGCGATTTGCGGACAAGTGAACATTCCGTATGGAACCACCCTGACCATTCAGGGTGGTTTTCTGATCCTGAATGATCTTCCGGTGTGTTCGGCCACCAGCCAAAACGCCTATGACTTCTTCACACAGAATGATGATGGCATGGGGCAGGAACGGGGCGAACTGTTGAACCGGATCATTCCCAAGCTGGAAAAGCGTGATGCCGGGTATCAGGCCCGGTGGGGGAAGATTTGGGAAGATGCCCTTTGTCAGAAGTACAAGCGCCCGGATCAGGAAGAACATTGGATTTGGAACTTCGACTTCTACAACGGCCCTGTTGAGGATTTGCGCTATATTGCCGCCCTGATCGGGGCCTGATAGGAGGGAAAAGCCATGACGATTTATCAGGTGTTGTGCTTGATTGGTGTTCCCGCCTTGATTTTGGCAGTATTCAAATACCTGTGGAGCCAAATCAAGCATAACACCGAGGATTCCAAGGCTTTGAAGGCCGGTATTCAGGCCCTTCTTCGGGCGCAGATGATCAGCGATTTCAATAAGTATTCCGAAAAAGGCTATGCCCCAATCTATGCACGGGATAATTTTGAAAATTGCTGGAAGCAGTATCATTCTTTGGGGGTGAATGGGGTGATGGACGATCTTCACAGAAAATTCTTGGAGTTGTCCACCGATCCCCCGGAAGAATGAGCAGACGAACCAAAAAGCCAAAGCGTGAGTTTTCCAAGCTGATCCTGTATGTGGTGGGGGCCGTAACCGTTGGGGTTACGGCCTTCACCCTTATCATGGTTTGGAAAACTGAAAACCTTGAACCGCTGGCCTATTTGATCCCCGCCATATTTGCTGAATTGGCAACCGCAACCGGGTTTTACTATTCCAAAGCCAAAGCCGAAAACCGGATCAAACTTCGGAAGTTGTATGGCCCGGAAATCTATAACGATGCAAAGGAGATTTGAAACCATGCTGAACGCTGTTTTGAACAATCTGATCAATATTGGGTGGGCCATGCTGATCTTCCTGTGTGCGTACCTGTCCAATGTTGCTTTTTCCCTTTACTACAACATCAAGGTTTTGCTTCAGCCCTTCGACAGACAGAAAATGATCAATTCCGGGCTGAAGGTTGCCACCTTCGTTGTGGGCCTGACCTTGCTTTGTGTAGCAATCACCACCCTTCCGATTTATGCGGATCAGCTTGGGTGGGCAATCCCGGAAGAATACACAGAAATTTTTGCTGATTTGGTTATTGTGGGCGCTGTGCTGATGGTGTCTTGTAAGTATATCGCAGAAGCCTTCACCAAGTTCAGGGCCATTCTTCAGGTGAAAGGAGATACAGAAAATGAGTAA